AGCCACCAAAGATGCCATAACCAAAGAAGAATTTCGTATCAAGGCTGTGACTGATGCCAACAAAAGGATCGAAGAGCAGATTGAAAATCTTCGTCGTAGGCAAACCATGTGGAAGACACGGCACAGCGAAGAACTGACCAAATTTGAAACATCATTGGGCCAACTGTTAGAAATTGATATTACGGCAGAAATTGCCGCACACCAAGCACTGGCCGAATACAATCAAAAGAAAAAAGACATCAACGATTTGAAATCGTTTGTGACTCGCTGTGAGCAAGATGAGGCCCGAGAAAACAAACTGATCGAACGCCTCAAGAAAGAAATTGCCGCACTGGAAGATCACCGATGTCATGCATGCGGGCAGGGTCTGCACGATGAGAAGCACGAAAGTGTACTAGATGCCAAAAAGAAAGAGCTACAAGAAGCCTCACTGCAAGCATTGAGTACCAACACACAATACATTGAACTGACCGATGCGCTGGCTGAACTAGGCGAGTTGGGTGATCGGCCCGAAACATTCTACAATACCGAAGCTGATGCAATTCATCATCGTTCGTCTGTTAACAGTTTACAAGAACAGTTGGTGGCCAAATACAACGAAGTTGATCCTTACGAAGATCAAATCAACGACATGAGCAGTCAAGCCATTGAAGAAATAGTGTACGACACCATCAACGAGCTGGCCAGTATGCGTGAGCATCAGGACTTTTTGTTAAAGCTGTTGACCAACAAAGACAGTTTTATCCGCAAGCGAATAATTGATCAAAACTTGAGCTACCTGAATGCCAGACTGGGACAGTACCTGGATCGTATTGGTTTGCCACACACTGTCAAATTCAACAACGACCTAACTGTGAGCATTACCGAGTTGGGCAGAGACCTGGACTTTGACAACTTGAGTCGCGGCGAGCGCAACCGACTGATCCTATCATTGAGCTGGGCTTTCCGCGACGTGTGGGAAAGTTTATACCAACCCATCAACCTGCTGTTTATTGACGAGCTGGTAGATTCAGGCATGGACTCAAGTGGTGTTGAAAATTCCTTGGCCATCCTCAAGAAGATGAGCCGAGATCACAACAAGAGTATTTGGCTGGTCAGTCACAAGGATGAGCTGGCTGGTCGAGTCAACAACACCCTGCATGTGGTCAAAGAAAACGGTTTTACCAGTTACAATACCGATGTTGAAATTACTTAACTCTGCCAAGGTACTGCACCTAGAGCCCACTGATGTTTGTCAGGCAGCTTGCCCCTTGTGTGCCCGAGAAACTGATATCAACTTTGACATAACCAAGCAACACCATTTGTCCATGTTTGATGTGATTCAGTCTGTGGGTGTCAATGTGATTGAACAGTTAGATAAAATGTTCATGTGCGGCAACTACGGAGATCCTGCTGCCGGACGACACACACTAGACATTTACAGAAAAATTAGAATACTGAACCCTAAAATAACTTTGGGCATGAACACCAATGGTGCTTTACGCAATGCCAATTGGTGGACAGAGTTGGCAAATATTTTTAATCAACCTAGAGACTATGTGGTATTCAGCATAGACGGGCTAGAGGATACCAATCATGTTTATCGCAAGAACGTGGATTGGAAAACGCTAATGGCCAACGTTGAAAGTTTTATCTCGGCCGGCGGGCATGCACATTGGGATATGCTGGTATATCAACACAACGAACACCAAGTAGATCAGTGTGTAGAACTGGCCAAGTCCATGGGATTTAAGTGGTTCCGTGCCAAAGTCAGTAAACGTGCATTGGTTGAACCTCTGGAAGCGCCTGTGACATGGCAACCAAGAATCGTAGCAGACGGACAAATTGTGTGTCACGCAGAACAAGAAAATAGCGTATACTTAGATGCACAACGTCGTCTTAGTCCTTGCTGTTGGTTGGCACACAGCCAGCCAATTGACACGTTTGACAGTATCCGGACCAGTTGGACATCAGCGTCACCCAACCCAACGTGCAGTCAAACCTGTAGACAAAGCAATTCTGTGTCATCTTTTACCGGGCAGTGGCAAAAAAATATAGAATTTGAGATTTGATCAAGAACATGCAACATAATTGTAATACAATGATAACTACACAATATGTCTTGGTACTACCAAAATTCCCTTGTGGAGCAACTGCCCGATGATTGTGTTGGATTCGTTTACATGATTACCAATGCTGTGTCAGGGCGCAAATACATAGGCAAAAAACTAGCAAAATTCGCAAAAACCACATACAAGACAGTAAAACTCAAAAACGGCACCAAAAAGAAAAAAAAGATTCGCAGTAAAATCGACTCTGATTGGCAAGAATATTATGGCTCAAACATTGAACTAAACAAAGACGTAGAAACACTCGGACGAGAAAACTTCAAACGCGAAATACTTTACTATTGTCAATCTAAATCAGAATGCAGTTACATTGAGGCCCGCGAACAATTCACACACAAAGTCTTAGAATCAGCAGATTACTATAACGGACATATACAAGTCCGTGTCCATGGCTCCCACATCAAAGACAAGTTAAACGGTTAACGACTCGCACAGGTCTAAAAACGTGTGCCTAGCGACAACTCGATAAAAAGAGGGACGGAAATCTCTGCGCCGTACGGAGTACTTAGCAACTATCCTTGACAGGACGACGATCGCTTAAATGCCGCGATTTTGCTATTTGAATGGAATTTAAGGCTGAAAAGACGCTCTAGCGATAGAGCACGGTTAATATATGTGTTAGCGTATGTGTATTAATCCGCCGTTGTGATAAAGACGCAACTCGAGGTACCGGACAACCGCCTCTGTAATGTTGTAACGCTATGTGGCTGTGCTACTCGGATGATGCCAAACTTTGCCCTGAGCGGGCAAAGTGTGACCGATTAATCTGGATGATACTAGTTTCGCTGGTGCGTGAAGAAAGAAGAAAACAGTTGTGAGCGCAAGCGAAACAACAGATCTCGTTAGAGATCTTAAATGAATGCTACCCCTGACTTCTTGGTATTCTCAAAGTTATCTGAAATGATTTTTCCAATTATGTCTTTGTCTTGTTGCCCCAACAGCATGGCATCGTCATAAGAAATACTACCACGCATGTACCAACACAATCTTAATACTTCTTCTCTTATGGCTTTTGACTCTCTTTGATATGAGTCAAGTAAACTGATAATTTCGTCAGATTTCAGAGTCAAAAGCCTTGAGCGAAAAAACTTGCGTAATCAAATTCAACATTCAATTTGAATTCTTTTCCGCAATCAGTACATGCTGTGTCCACTGGTTTGATGTTGACATCGTCGGCAAACTTTCTAATTTGTTCCTGTACTTGACGCAAGATACTGCTTTCAGCATTGGCATAAAACTCACTGATAAATTTTGAGTCTCGTACCACGGTGCCATCTGCTGTGGTAATACTGTCTGTGCAACCGGTTACATTTTCGTTCTGTAACTCAATCATCTTTTTGACGTGCTGTTCATATTGAACTTTGCGTTCTTCTTCTGACAAGTCTTCGTTGGCCAACAATTGGATCAGTTTTTCTTCTTCAAATGTCACACTGCCTGCACGACTGACTTGACGATAATCAAGAGGTTTCAACTTGATAGTTAGCTCGCCGTGTGCTTTTACTGTTTTGCTGTAATCGGGTGCTGAAATACGATCCAACACAGATTGCAAGGGAATATCGTAATCATGCTCGGTTTTGCAATGCGGACACTCGGAACTCACGGTCATAGCCGGACCGTAACTGGCAATACGTATGGCAATAAGAATACTGTCTACGTCAATGCTGGGCATGTTCCAGGCATTTTTGATGCTTGGGCAACAGCTTTGTATGACTTCAACCACGCTGGTACCATTGATCAATGCATCCGGAGTACGTAGGGTGATCTCGTCTCGGGTGGTCATTGGGTACACAGGTATTTCACCTGTGGCAGGTAAATCAATGCTGCCTTCGGGCCAGTACTTGCCGTCGCTGACCAATTTGATGTATAGTGCAGGCTGTCTAAAGTGTTTGGCTAGAGGGTTGTTACTCATTTGAGTCATGGTTTTTTCCTAATAAATAATAGATATACACACATATTTATTGGTAAAAACCCATGGATGAAAAAGATTTAGACAAGAAAATTGAAGCGTTGAGTGCGGCTTCTGACAAGATGGCCAAGTCAATGGAGCAGTTGTCTGACATTGTTTTCAAACAACTGGGCCTAACTGGCACAGATGCCAAGAAAAAGATAGCCGATTGGGGCGAAAGACTCAAAAAAGAGACCGACGGCTACCGTAAAAGTGCCAAAGAGATCAATGACACCATCAAAGATCTGAATAAACAGTACGAACAAAACCAAATCACAGCCGAAGAACTTGATGACGAAATCAAGGTGCTACGTGATCAAATACACAAAACTGCGGATCAAAGCAAAAAAGATGACTTGATTAAGGCCAAAGCATCTTTGGAATGGGCCGCGGCCAGCGACAAAGCCAAACAAGCAGTCAAGGTCAGCTTAGGCGAAGGCATTGGCGCAGTGGCCAAAGGACTGGCAAATTCGTTTACCAGTGCAGCCAAAGCAGCCGCCAGTGGTGGCGATGCCATGAGTGTGGCTGGTGCATTTATATCGGGCAACATTGATGCGGCCAATGCTGGGGTGCAAGCCGGTGCCAAAGGACTACAAGATTTTGGTGCTCATGCAGCCGGTGCAGGTGGTAAACTGGGCAAGTTTGGTGTTGTGGCCACTGTGGCCGGAGCCGCACTGGGCTTTTTGAGCAACACAGCCAGCGAGTTGGCCAAAGCTGGCTTGAACTTCATGATTACCCAAACGGGTAAGCTGATACAAAGTTTCCAGGAGTTGTCAGCGGCTGGTGCAATCTACCAAGGCGGTATGATGGCACAGATAGAAACAGCTGGCAAAGCTGGCATGACTCTGGAACAGTTTGGTAAAGCTGTCAGTGCCAATCGAGAAGTGTTGGCCAAGTCTGGTCTGGGTGTGGCAGAAGGCAGTAAGAAAATGGCCGCCGCCATGGAAGCTGGTGGCAAATCCGCACGTGATGGCATGTTTGCTCTGGGCATGGGCATGGAAGAACAAGCAGCCGCTTATGCCAATACCATGGCTACCATGGCAGGTCCCGAAGGCAAGTTGAAAGCCAGTCAAGCAGAAATTGCCGCACAAACACAAGACTATGCTAGAAACTTAAAAATTGTCAGTAGTTTGACTGGCGAAGATGCCAAAGCCAAACAGGAAAAAATACGTCAAGAAAACGATACACTGGCTTTTAATCAAAAGCTGGCCGGCATGAGTGAAAAACAACGTGCCGAAATCAACAATGCCATGTTGAACATGAATGACGCACAGCGACAGGCCCTGCGTGAGCGTATGATTTATGGCACAGTGATCAGCAAGGACATTGCCATTGCTGAAGCCACCAACAAGGGTATTAGAGATTCCAACGATCAGATTTATCAATCGGTCAAAGATGGTACTGTAAGTGCAGAAAAAACTCGCAAGATTCAAGCAGACAATGCTGAACAGACCAAGAAAGATGCTATAGCCAATCAAGGCCTGGCCATGGCCACAGGCGAGTCTGCACGTGGTGCCGCCAAGGTCAACAACGAAGCATTGAAAACTGCCGCCATGAGCGACAAGGATCGTGTCAAAGCCGCAGAAGATGCTGCCAAGGCACAGCAAGATGCCGGCAAGTCGGGCAAAGGTGGACCTGAAGTTGGAGTAATGTCAGCACAGCAGGACTTTGCTTTGAAGATGCAACAAATTGCCGAAAAGAATCTGCCCAGCTTTGCCAACGCACTAAAGAGTGTAATCAAAGACATTGAGAATTCGGTGGCGGAAGCAGTCAACATGGGTGCCAAAGCTGCCAGCATGCCACCTTGGCTCATGCAGGCCATTGGCATTGTGGGATCACTATTGCCAATCATTCCAGCTATCATAACCATGATGGCAGACAAAAAAACAGGCAAAGCAGCCAGCATTGCAGAGTCGGCAGCCGAAGCAGCCGGCGGAAAAGAGTCTAAAGGTTCCAGACGTGGTAGAGTTGGACGTGTTGGTCGCGGAGCCGCTGACATGGCAAAGGCCGAAGGACCATCAGCTGGTGCCAAAATAGGAGAAAGTTTAAGCAAGGGTCTAGGCGGATTAGGTGAAGGACTCAAAGGCCTAGGGCAAGGTATCGGTGGCGGCATCAGTGGAATACTGAAAGGCATTGCCAGTGGATTGGGAGCTTTGGCAAACCCTGCCACATTGGTTGGGCTTGGTGCAGTGACACTGGCAGTCATAGGCTTTGCAACAGCTCTGCGTATTGCGGAACCAGCCCTGGAACCGTTTGGCCGAATGATTAAATCTATGTTTGAGGGCATAGGCGATGTTGTCAACAACATAGGATCTGCTATCAAGAGCACACTGGAAGGATTAGGTACAGCAATTCAAGGCATTGGTAATTTTATCAGTGGTGTTGTTACTGGTCTAGGTTCCGCTATCAAGAGCACACTGGAAGGTGTTGGCTCTGCAATCAGCAGTATAGGTGACGGAATTGGTAAAGTTGTTACCAGCATTGGGTCAGCAGTCAATACTGGCCTTGAAGGTATTGCCGCAGTTGTTAGAGCCATCGGCACCACAGTCACTGAAGTATTGGGTGGTATAACAGCCAGTATCAAAGAGCTATCAGGCCTTGGTGTGGCACAACTGCTGGGTGTGGCCGGTGGTATTACTGCTATAGGTGTAAGTCTAGCACCATTTGCACTGGGTGGTGCATTGGCAGGGTTGGTTGCCAAAGCTGGCGGATTTAAAAACATCACGGACGGATTGCAAGACTTTCAGAAGCTAGATCCGGACAAGCTGATGAAAGTGGCTGAAGCCATGAAAAAGGTCACGGAAAGCATGCCTAGCGTATCGCAAATGGTGGCAGCCGCAGCCTCGGGCTTATGGGACAAATTAACAAAATCTGGTGAAACACCTACACCTCAATCCGGTACCCCTGGCTCTGCACAGAATCAGACTCCAGTTGAACGACGCGAAGCGGGCGGCCCTGTCAAGAAAGGTCAGCCTTACATCATTGGCGAAAAAGGTCCAGAGATCATGTGGCCGGATGCTGCCGGCAAAGTATTGCCATCCATGGACAAAGCCATGTCCTTGCAAGGTGGTGCTGGCGATCAGAAAAGAGAGTCGTTTACAGTCAACGGCAAGCCGGCAACCAAAGAAGAATACGAAGCTGCCAACAAAGAGATTACCAAAGAGCTACAGAATCTACGTGGAGACTTTAGAAAACCGTTTACTATAGACAAAGAATCTCTCACAGCCGGTGCAAAAATAAATGCCGAATCTGCAATGGGCATTCCTGCAATGGCAGATATTAAAAAACAAAATTCAGCTATAGCTGATTCGATTAAGCAACAGGCAACCAAGACTGGGGCAGAGCAGGCCAAGACACAACCCACCATGTTTGAAAAGATCGGCGGATACTTTGCTAATGTTGGTGGCAAAATTGCTGATGTGTTTAAAGCAGTTGGCGAACCTATTACCAAAGCAGTCAAAGAAGGTAACGATCAAGCCAAAGAACAGTATACTGTCAACGGCAAGCCGGCAACCAAAGAACAATACGAAGCTGCCAACAAAGAGATCAATGACAAGTTTGCATCCATCAAAGAAAAGATGCCGTCGTTGGACGATCAAAAGTCTGCAATGGGGGAAATTGTCAATAGAAATGTTGCAGCCACTAATGCAGATTTGATGGGCAAGATCAAAGACTTTAGCAGTATGTCCGATCAAGACAAGGCCAAAGCAATTGAATCTGCCAAGGATACTGATCAATCAAAAGAAGACAAAGCCAAAGACAAAAAATCCACTGACATGTTTAATAGCAGTCATCTAGACAGTCAGCAACAACTGGTAGACATGTTCCAAAAGTTCTTGGCCAAACAAGATGACATACTATCTGCACTACAGGATGGCAACAAGTTGTCTGGCAAGATTCTACACTCCAGCATGTGATCGGTAAATATACGTATATAAACAGGACATATCATGGCCGGATGGAAAAAATATTTTAAGACCAGTAACTTGCCAGGGCAACTGAGCCCAATTGGCAGTGGTGGAACTGCATCTAGTGCAAACCCAGCATATCGCAACTTTGCCAGCACACTGCCCGAAGTGTACATCGGTCATCCAAACCGTATTGAGCGTTATAACCAATACGAACAAATGGACATGGACTCAGAAATCAATGCCGCCCTGGACATTCTGGCAGAGTTCTGTACTCAAAAGAACGACGAAAATCTAACAGCATTTGATATCCACTTTCACGAAAAACCCACTGACAACGAAGTCAAGATCATCAAAGAGCAGTTACAGCAGTGGGTCAGCTTGAACGAGTTTAACAAACGAATCTTCAAGATTGTGCGTAACACAATCAAGTACGGCGACCAAGTGTTTATCCGTGACCCAGAAACATTCAAGTTGTTCTGGACTGAGATGAGCAAAGTTACCAAAGTCATTGTTAACGAAGCAGAAGGCAAGAAGCCCGAGCAATATATTGTTAAAGACATCAATCCCAATTTTCAGAACTTGACAGTTACAGCAGTCAGCACCAGCGATACCTTTGTTAACCACCCACAAGTGGGCGGACCCAGCGGTGCTTATGTGCAACCTCGTACTCCTTACAGCGGCGGATCACGCTTTAGTCATGCACAAAACGAAGCGGTAATCAACGCAGAACATGTGGTTCATTTGAGTTTGACTGAAGGCCTAGATGTATTTTGGCCGTTTGGTAACAGCGTATTAGAGAATATTTTTAAAGTATTCAAGCAGAAAGAACTGCTTGAAGATAGTATCATTATCTATCGTGTGCAACGTGCGCCGGAGCGTCGCATGTTCAAGATTGACGTGGGTAACATGCCAACACACATGGCCATGGCATTTATTGAACGTATCAAAAACGAAATCAGTCAGCGTCGTATTCCTACACAAACAGGTGGCGGGCAGAACATGATGGATGCCACATACAACCCCATGAGCATGAACGAAGATTTCTTCTTTCCCCAGACAGCAGATGGCCGCGGATCCAGTGTTGAAATCTTGCCCGGCGGTCAGAACTTGGGCGAAATCACTGACTTGAAGTTCTTTACCAACAAGTTGTTCCGTGGGTTGCGTATTCCCAGCAGTTACTTGCCCACTGGAGTCGACGATGGCACACAAGCATTTAGCGATGGACGTGTGGGCACAGCATTGATTCAAGAATGGCGTTTCAATCAGTACTGTATGCGCTTGCAGGCCATGATTGTTGATCGTTTGGATCAAGAATTCAAGATGTTTCTGCGTTGGAGAGGTATCAACATTGACGGACAGATCTTTGATTTGCGATTCAATGAGCCACAGAATTTTGCACAATATCGTCAAGCTGATATAGATTCAGCAAAAATTGCCACTTTTACACAGTTAGAGCAGTATCCTTACATGAGCAAACGTTTCTTGATGAAGCGTTACTTGGGTCTAAGCGAAATGGAAATGACTGAAAACGAAATGATGTGGGCTGAAGAGCACGGTGAAGCTGAAGGTCAAGCACCAGGACAAGCCAACTTGCGTAACGTGGGTATCACACCCGGCGGACTGGCCAGCGATCTTGAAGCCGCCGATGTTCCAGCAGATGCTGGTGCCGAAGCCGGC